TGGTGGTAAGCTCCGTATCTTCGTCGTTCTCATGGACATTAGCGACCTTGGTGCTGATGATCGTGAAGCGAATGAAGTTGACCGCGATCAGCTTGCTTGATAATACTACTGAGGGGGCTGCTTCGGTGGCCCCCTTACCTCTATCTGTAGGATACGCTTGTGTCAACAACATTCCTTAACCTTACAAATGAAGTCTTGCGTCGTCTGAATGAAGTTCAGATCGATACCAATGACTTTAGCACTGTGCGTAACGTTCAGGCTTTGGCTAAGGATGCTGTCAACTCTTCTATTCGTGAAGTACTCCAAGACGCACAAGAGTGGTACTTTACTCTGCAGACTACTACTCAGACGCTTGTAGCTGGAACTGGAGTTTACGCATTTCCTGCTGATTACTCTAAGGCTGACTGGGATACGTTTTACATTCGTGAATTGAATGACACCAATACGCCTCAGCGTCTTGTGCTGATTACATATGATGAATATATCAAGTATCATCGTCCCAAGGAGGATCAATCAGGCAGTGGCGGTTACGCTGTGCCTGTTTACGTTTATATGACGCTTGACCAAAAGTTCGGTGTTTCTCCGTTGCCTGATGCTGCATACGTTGTAGAATACCGCTATTGGAAGTTTCCCGCTGATCTTGTGCTTGCCACTGATACATGTGTAATACCTGATATGTTTAAGCATGTCATCATTGATGGCGCTATGATGTACATGATGCAGTTTAGGTCTAACGATCAGTCTTACGCATTCTATCGTGATAAGTTTGACAAGGGTGTGAAGATGATGCGTAGGCTTCTCGTTGATCCTCCTCTTCGCATGGATACGACTGTCATTAGTCGTCCTGCTCGTGTAGGCTTCTATTCAACTGACGGCTTCTGATGCCTGATAATCTTCGCACCTTTGCTGCAGTGTGCAATGGCGGCTTGATTAAGAATCAAGACCCGCTTACACAAGCACAGCAGCTTTCAGGTAGCGCCATCCGCCTTATCAACTATGAGCCTGCACTTCAAGGTGGCTATCGTAAGATTAACGGATATCTCAATGATTACGGCACGTTGCCCGGAACAGGCAAGGTACTGGGTGTTGCAGTAAATGGAAACATCAATCAAGGCATCTTCGGCTGCAGGAAACCCTCTGCAGGAAACAACTACCTGCACTGGTTCAATCATTATTACACTGTATCTGTTACTGCTGGCACTGGTACTAGTTTTACCGTAGGTGAGACGCTGAGTGGTGTAGTCAGTTCAGGTGATCCGACTGCACTTACCTTCACGGGTGTGGTGATTGCTAAAACTGCTAACAGCCTTACAGTAAACTTTGGTCGCATTCCTACATCCGTATTCACAACTAACAATGTCATCGAAGGTGCTACCTCTACTTTTAGCAGCACAGTTACCGCCACTTCTACTGTAATAGGGTGGACTGCAGTTACGACTTTTGGTTCTCCTACGATGACTGGCGTTGACCTTGTTCGCTTTGTCAGCTATAACTGGACACAAGAAATACTTGTGTTGACTGATGGCGTCAACCCTGCATCAAAGTATGATGGTACTACCTATACACAAATTACACATGCCAATGCCCCTGCTGCGCCAAAGTATGCCGCAGCTTTTGCTAACCACCTGTTTCTAGCCGGTGATGCAACAGAACCCTACAACCTGTTCTTCTCTGCCCCTCTTGATGAAACAGACTTCAGCCCTGCCAATGGCGCTGGTGTTATCAACGTAGGCTTCACCATTGTTCAGATTAAAGCCTTCCGTGATCAGCTTTACATTTTTGGACAGCGCGACATTAAGCGTCTTGTAGGCACTGACATTGGTAACTTTGTGATACAGCAAGTTACATCTGATCTTGGCTGTCTTGCAAGTGAAAGTGTTATGGAGTTTGGTGGTGATATTCTATTCCTTGGTCCTGACGGTATACGTCCTGTATCTGGCACATCAAAGATTGGTGACGTTGAACTAGAAACAGTGTCTCGTGAGATTCAGGATATCTTTGAACTCTACACTCGTAACGAAGACCTAAGCAAGATTCGTACAGTCGTTCTCCGCAAGAAGTCGCAGTTTAGACTGTTCTTCGACAATGCTGAAGCCCTTTCGATTATGGGTGCTATCAGACAAAGTGCTTCTGCACAGTCTACATTTGAGTATAGCCAGCTTACAGGCATTGGTGTTACTTGTGTAGACAGTGGATACATTGGTCAGTTTGAATTTGTAATTCATGGTGACAACGCAGGCAAAGTCTTTCGTCAAGAGCGTGGCTACACCTTTGATGGCGATGAAATATTCAGCCTCTATCAGACGCCATACTTCTACATGGAAGACCCTGAAGTTCGTAAAGTCTTCTACACTCTCAAGACATACATGCTGGCTGAAGGCTTGACAACTGTAACTGTAGGCATCAACTTCAACTATGGTGACTCAGAAGTAGCCGTGCCTAATAACTACAGTTTTACTACAACTGGTGCTGCAGCCATCTACGACATAGCAACATACGACACTACAGACATTTACGATGGTAATCCGTCGCCTGTTCGTAAGACTAATATCTCAGGATCAGGTGACTCTATTTCAATATCTTTTGTGACAAGCAATACTCTGCCAAGTCACACCATTCAAGCACTCACTATTACTTATGGCTTGGCAGACAGGAGATAACCCATGAGCGGCTACACGCGGCAATCTATCGCAGACATCATCCCTACCGCAGTTGTTCGTGCGGCACCAATCAATGCTGAGCTTAACGCCCTTCGTGATGCCTTTGACTTCGACTCTGCTGGCAATACTGGTCATAAGCATGATGGCACTGCAGATGAGGGATCGTATGTTCCGCTAATTGCTGACCTTGATGGCCTTAACAAGGTTGTCATTGATACTGCCAACAATCGTGTGCAGTTCTTTGTTCAAGTATCTAGTGCTGCTGCTGAACAGATGCGGCTACAAGATGGTGCCCTTGTTCCTGTTGTAGATAATGATATTGATCTTGGCACTACTACTCTTGAGTTTAAAGACCTGTATCTTGATGGCACAGCCAAGATTGACACACTTACTGTTGATGAGAATGCTACCATTGCTGGCACTTTGGGTGTCACTGGTGCTGTTACTCTGACTGGCAATCTTACTGTCAATGGCAATACTGTTATCGGCGATGCCGCCACAGATACCGTGACTGTTACTGCTGATGTTGCATCTCCGCTTATCCCTTCTGCAGATGATACATATGACATCGGTGCTGTAGGCGCTGAGTGGCGTAATCTTTACGTAGATGGCACTGCCAATATTGATAGCCTTATTGCGGATACTGCAGACATTGATGCTGGTACTATTGATGGCACAGTTATTGGTGGTAGCACTGCTGCTGCTGGTAGTTTCACTACTCTTGCTGCCTCTAGCACGGCTACTCTTAGTGGTAATGCTACTGTTGGTGGCACACTAGGTGTAACTGGTGCTACCACTCTTAGCAGCACTGTTACTGTTACTGGCACTGCTACCTTCAATGGCAACACTGTTATTGGTGATGCGGCCACTGATACTGTAACAATCAATGCTGATGTTGCCTCTAACGTGTTGCCGTCTGCTGATGACACATATGATCTCGGTGCTGCTGGTGCTGAGTGGAAAGACTTGTACATTGATGGTACAGCCAATATTGACAGCCTTGTTGCTGATACCGCTGATATCAATGCTGGTACAATTGATGGTACAACGATTGGTGGAAATAGTGCTGCAGCCATTACGGGTACTACTATCACTGCCAATAGCAGCTTCGTGGGCAACCTGACAGGTAACGTGACCTCAAGCGGCACAAGTTCTTTTGCTACAGTTACAACTAGTGGTAATGTCACTATTGGTGGTGATCTTACAGTCAACGGCACTACGACTACGATTAGCACTACCAACACTGTCGTAGAAGATGCCATCATTGAACTTGCGCATGGTACCATTGGTTCTCCCACAAGTGATGCAGGCATTGTCATTGAACGTGGTACTGAGGCTAACGCCTTCATTGGCTTTGATGAGAGTGCAGACAAGTTCATCGTAGGCACAGGCAGCTTCACTGGTGCATCTACTGGTGATCTTACGATTACTACTGGAACACTTATCGCTAATCTTGAGGGCAACGTCACGGGTAACGTTACGGGTGATCTGAGTGGCAACGTAACGGGTAACGTCACTGGCAACCTGACGGGTAATGTTACTGCAGCTACAGGCACTAGCTCTTTTGCTACTGTTGATTTTGATGATATCACAGATGGTGTCATCACTATTACAGGGTTCGTAGACGAAGACAATATGGCGTCTAATAGCGCCACTCTTCTTCCTACGCAGCAGTCAGTCAAAGCATATGTTGATACCGTAGCAGGCAGTGCCAACAACGTTGTGGGCCTTACAGCAACTGGTGCTGAACTTAACGTGCTTGATGGAGATACTGTACCTGCAAGTGTCACTCTTGTAGGCACTGATGGTTTCCCTGTCAATGATGCTGGCGTGACTAAACTGGCACTAATCAGTGACATCAATACGTATGTTCAAGGTAACATCACTTCACTGACTAACGTGACACTGACTACTCCTACTGTATCTGGTTTGTACCTGTCTGACTCAGGCTTTGTGGTTGAAGGCTCTTCTGCTGATGCTAATGAAACTACTGTAACCTTCACTAACCCTACTGCAGACAGGACTATTACATTCCCTGATGCTACAGGTACTGTTCTGCTTAGTGGGGATATTGGTGTATCTATACAGGCATATGATGCTGGCCTTGCAGATATTGCAGGGCTGGCTGTAACAGACGGTAACTTTATTGTAGGCAATGGTACGAATTGGATTGCAGAAAGCGGAGATACTGCTATACTGTCTCTCGGCATTACGGCTACTGCCGCTGAGCTTAACGTACTGGATGGTATCACTGCTTCTACTGCTGAGCTTAATATTTTGGATGGCGTTACTGCTACAGCTAATGAAATTAATCTTGTAGATGGGGCAGTAGCAAATACTGTAGTAAACAACAAGGCGGTCATCTACGGTGCATCTGGTGAGGTTACTGCCAACCAGATTGATATCCTTGCTCAAGGTAATCTGCG